ATTCGAACCTCCTACCGCCGTTAATCGGTCCAGCTAGGGAGTTTTGACTAAGCTCCCCACTTAGGATCCTATTGGTTTGAAACCCAAACCGGTTCTAAGCCATTGTCTACACCCGTAATTCGGGTAGCCTATCTCATTCATCGATGAAACATGAGCCAGCGTTTGCAAGCCCATGCGATCGCAACGTGAGAGAGCTATAAGTGATTATCGTTCTCCCTGGAGGAGGGGATACTGGATTCACTGTTATGTACTGTTGAAGTACTTGCACCCGGTTATCTCGGGAATCAACGAGGTTCCGGTCCCTGCAAGGGTGGATCTAAGTGACCTTCTCTTTGGCCGGTCTGGCCATCAATAAGATCGAACCTTAAATCGCCTCTTAAGGACGGAGAGTAATACTCTCTTTCGGTCGACGGTTGATGTTCCACAGGGTCATGTGACTCATGTGAATTACAAGTACGATAACGCTTGCTCGATGAGTGGGTGAATGTCGCTGGGATCCTCTTAGGGGGTGAAAAGACACATACTATGGCATGACCTGCTCCATGGGTGAATCACCCGTTTAGAGAGGTATGACCGTTGTACTGTTAATCACATACTAAAGGTCCTTATGGCGACGCCGATAAATATTCTGTCATCTGACTTTGGAACGATGATCCCCTTAAATGGGTAGTGTCAATCCTCGGGCCTTGGAGTTGGAAACTCCCCGCCTTAGATATTATCTATCCCGGTTACATGTCCGTTAGCCATTAAACATATTAAATATTTAACATGCGTGCCACATTAGTTCTGTTTCAGAACCCGCGACATGTCCTCTTCATGGATATTGACCCAAACCGGGCTCAGGGTTGTTTCGTGGTCTTAGACCCGATAGACCGGAGCCACCTATTGTATCTATCGGAACGAGCTTATCTCGATTACTCGAGAGTAGCTCTATCCAATGATAGTTCATTAGTGGTCCTAAGTCGTCCTGGAGACGATGTAGCGGGTTTACAAGAGCAACGGCGGTCATCTCAGGGGCCTTCCAGCTCTCCGGATAAAACCGGAAAAGGTTCAAAGGTTGAGAATTCTCGCTCAGCTAATGAATCCAAATCTGATATGCATAATCCATTATACGTCGGCCATCGGAGTCCTTTATTCTATGATGAATTAGGAGTATCCGAAGTTGCGTTACGTAATGTGTATGGGTTAGATATCGATCGGATAACTACCGAAGATCTGAAAAGCTTCGTTAGAGACTTCCTCGATGTTGATCCTTTGGTCAGAGTGAAAACTCTTGTCCAAAAGGCTACCGGCTGGTTTAGCCGGTGGCGTATACCACTAAGTAGCGATCGGGAAACGGGATTACTGGTCGGTTCGGAGAGAAATCTCCTACTCATCCTAAGACATTGGGGATCACTCCTCTTTGTCCGGATGGGATTCCAACTGTCATCTTTGTCTCTACGATTTTCTCTATTACAGATCTCGCGACATATTTCTCTTATTGCCCGGTCCCAAGGAACATTATCAGCAATCCTTCGAATGAAGGTTGCTCTTCATGTTATTTGGGGATACCTTGGAGGTCAGCGTGTCTTAGACACACGACATCTAGGGTTTCCGGTTCAGTTATCACATGGTCTTCCTTCTTTCATCCCTTATCGGGTGCGACAAGCAATTCGGGATGGAAACATCCCTACTATTCGCTTTGTCACATCTCTTCTTTACTCTTATCGAGCAATTCAAGCTGAATGGAAGACTCCGTCGTTTGATACTATTGTGAATCAACCCTTTTCTAAACCAATTAATCATTTCGTAAGTTCAATACCATCATTTACACGATGGGTTGCTTCTTACGGGATGAAGGTTCGATTTCCGGATTTGAATCCAGATATCTCACCTTTTTCGGTTAAGACTGGGGCTAATTTTCACGTAGCACCATTATCGGCGGCAGCGGACCTGAAGGCTTGGATAAGTGTACCTGTGAAC